TAACTAATTTTGTCTTCGTCATAATAAGGAATACAAATTAATTTTATATTATTTTTTAAGCAGTATTTTCTTTTTTGTATATCATTGTATTTTTGCCGTCCAACACCTTGTTTCCCACCAAATTTACCTACTGCGGTATAGTGTTGCTTTCCCTGAGCTTCAATCAAAAAATCTAGCTCCCCATCCTCTGTAAATACAGCAAAATCAAATCGTAAATGTCTACCACTTGAAGCAATTAAATCATCAAATTCATATTCTTCTTCAAAAGGAATGCCATAATCAGTTAAAATATTATGTATTTTAACTTCCATGTTTGAACTCATCATAATAGCACTCCTTTTTCTTTAACTTACTTGTTCACTGTATATAATTTTATGATAACCAAGGTTATAAAATTTTGCCCCAAATTTTTTAATTATAAAACATAAAATCTTTAATATTTCTTTTTTTCTTCTTTTTTGTTCTATCTTCTTGTAATTTACAATAATATAAACCATAAATTAAAGCAGAAAATTTGTCTTTTTTAATTTTTCTTGAAGATTGTTTTAAAATGATATGCGCACCTTCATTTTCTTGAATTAAATTTAACATCTGATCTCGCAAAATAGAAGTTTGAACAAATGGCATTAAATATTCTGCTCGTTTTGCTTGACTCATTTTTTGGCCTTGAGTTTGAGACATTAATTTATTTTTAGCAGTAGCTTCGTCAATTAAAAAATTCACTCTACTAGAATTTATTTCTGTTTGACAATAAGCATACATTTCAGAGTTTAATGCTTGATTGGCTTTCATAATATACATAGCATCAACAATAGTATTCTCTGTTTTCATATTTTTATACTTATTATCTTCATCATTCATAACACCTCAGTTATAAAGAATTTCTCCTGTGTCCGGATCTGTAGTATCCATTGTTAACATATCTACAAGTCCCGCACCAAGACCGTTACCGTCTACGACAGCAACTTTACAATGGTACTGTTGAAATAATCTTTTTAATTTCAAAGCTTGCATACCAAAGTGTTCTTCTTCAAAAGAATATATATTTACTACTCGTTTACGAGGAATATCACCAGCCGCAGGTGTAACTTTAATAATCACTACTTCTGTACTACATCCAAAGCGACCAACGTCAACACCCATTAAATAATAACCTTCTTTAGAAGTTCTATTACTATATTTTCATTCAGGCATATGAATTTTACGCTGTTTATCAAATCTTTCTGAATTAAAGAAAGCTGATTCAACATCACCAGTTCATTTACTTTCATATTCTCTCTCAAAAGAATCTTCATTAAATGTACCATCCATGCGCAAGTCCCGCACAAAATTTTTATTTAATAAACCTTCTATAACAGGTACTCTTCAAGACCCTCCAAGAACTATTGCATCTTTTGGACGAGCTACTGACTGACACAAGATTTGAATTAATTTTTCATAACTAAAAGTATTTTTATAACCAGCTGTAGTCACATAAATTTGAGACTTATTTAATCGTTCGTCTGGATCAGCTTCACCTTGTACCATACGGTCTACGTTAAGAGTTGGAATAATAACTTCATTAAGAATATCTTGATCAATACCAACACATTCTTCCATTAAACCAGATTGGAAACGCCTACCACGAGTTTTTTCACTCGCCGCGACATTCTCTAAAGTTGATCCGTTTTTAAAAGTATAAATAACAGTATCTTTGGTTTGTGCTGTTCGAGCTCGAGTACCACGTGTATCTCAAATAATTTCTCTTTCTAAAGCAGGAATTAATTTACATATTTCATTAACTTTGCTAGAAAGAATTTCCGCAGACTGATTTTTACCACCTGCAACTGTAAATAATTTAGCATTAGGATAAAGAATAGCTTTTAACATTAGTGCCATGACAGACATAAAAGATTTTGATCAAGCACGTACAAATGTAGCATAGACATATTTATGTCGAAAGAGCGCCCGCAAGAATAATCTTTGATAAAAGAAAAATTTAAAATTATAAGGATTTCCAAGAGAAAGATAATAATCAATTAATTTATCTGGGTATATTCTTCAATAAGCAATTAACTTTCTATATTCATCTAAATGACCCAAGATTTCTTCTTTAACTGCTTCATCATCTAAATCTATCTTTCTATTGGAGGCCCGCAATATTTGTTTTAAAGCCATTATGCATCACCTGCTAATAGCTGCTCTAACATTTCAGCTTCAGCTTCAATTTCATTTTCAAGAAAACCTTGTCACTCTTCGGCTTCTTCATCTGTTAATTCATTATCAGATTCTTCTTCTGCAGAAGTCACAAGCCCCGCATTAATATCAACAGAATCATTTTCAGCTTGTTCAAGTTTTTCTACATAAGACTCAATTAAATCTCCAAGCCCTAATTCATTAGTTACCAGTGAATAAGTATAAGATTTCAAATCCCGCAAAGTAAAATCAATTTTATCTTGCGGATATTGATCAGGATCAAATTCTGGAAGATTGTGGATGATTCCACCTTCTTTTTCACAAAGAGCTACTAATTCTCCAATAGAAGAAAGAACTTGTTGTCTATCTTCTTTATTTTGTGCTTCTGTAAATTTGCCTGATTTGCGGAGTTGGTCAAAAACCGCAGCTAAATTTTTATACCCAGTTACATCACCTGCGTCTAAAGCTTCATCCATTTTAAGAGAAGTTTTACACATTTTTTTAAGAACTTCTTCACGGTCAATATTTAAATCATATTCTTGTGAATATTTATTATACATTGTTTCCATTGTAATTCATTCTTGCGGGGTATAGACTGTGCCTCATTTTAACATAAGATAGTCTATATCAGAATCATCTAATTGATCTGTTCAATAGTTTTCAGGTACTTGATATTGCGGTGCTTGCTCTTGCGGTGTATTAGACTCGGCCGCAAGTGGCAAATCTTGAAGTCCAACTAAAATACCATTTTCATTTAATTCACCTAATTTAGCTCCATTTTCATATTGAATTCTATTAGTTTTAGTTAAAGTGTTATATTGTTCTTGAGTAATTTCTCCTGTGGCTAATTGTTCTTTTAATTTATTTTCATATTCATCATCTATTTTAACTTCTGCTATTGGAGCGGTAGCTGCATTTTGAGATAATTTTTCTGAATCAGAATAATGCAGATCTCTATATTGAGTCATATTCATTGTCCGCAAATAGGTTCCAATTACTGATTTTGGCCCAAATTTTCCTGGGTCTTTCTTATAACGTTCATTTGTAATTTGCATTCATTTTTTCTCAATATAGGGTACATCAAATTTTTCTAAGATTCATAAAAATGTACTAGGTTTTCGATTATCAATATATTGACAAAGACAATCTTTACAAAGATCGCATCTATTTCCTGTTTTCATTTTAAAGAATTCCATGTCTTTTAATGTACGTCCGCATTTAGAACATGTTAGATAAGAAGTGGGCATAATATCACCTTCTTCCTATTTTTTTCGAGCATTATTTTTACAATCTTTACACTGACTGTATCAATGATCTTTAGAGCTATTTCTAGCGAAAAAGAGTGGATGACCTAATTTTATTTGGCCGCATTTAGAACATTTTTTCCAATAGCCATACTCAACATTAGTATAATATCATTCAACGTAATCTTTTTGAGCTTGTTCTGCCACAAGTTTAGGAATACGTTTGCGTCAGATAGAAGAATAATATTGTTCAGAATGTTGTTCGCCAAATTTAGCCAAAGCTTCTTGTTGGATTTCCGCATTAGTAAGTCCATCAATTTTTCAAATTACAACCCAATAGAGTAAAGGATATTTTTCTTCTAGTGCGCGAGTGACAGTATCTTCAAGGTCAATAAGGTGTCACCGCATATCACAATGTAAATCTTCTCAAGTTTCTTCTTTAAGAGGTTGATAATATCGAAGAAGAAAAGAAACATGCTCTGGATTAAGAAGTGATAAAGGTCGATCTGAGTGCGGCATCTTATTTTCATCTAGATAAATTTCTTCTGGGATTTGGATGCTCGCAAGAGATTTAATTGTTGAAGTAGATTTAATGTGACCTATTTTATCATAAGAACCTTTAATAAGATAAGCTTGTTTTCAAGTATCTATTATTGCTTGATTAAGTTTCTTGCGGCGGTAGCTAGATGCATTTTCTGCTTGCTTTTTTAAAGAAGCTATTACATCCATGCACTCTTTGATGCCGGGGATTGTTTTAATATCTTCTTCTGTAATAGGGTCTTTTGGATCGAGGATTTGATCTTTATCAATGCGGATGATATTGTAAAGTCCATCCTCACCATTTTCTAATTTATCTATTAAACCTTCATAAGATACTTGCCTTTTATCAATAGTAAATTCTCTATTGGGTGTTAAAATAGGATGTTCTGTTTTTCTTTCTTTTTTAGTCTGATTACGATCTCGCACAAATAAAATGTAGTCTGCTAATAAAGTTAAAGTACTATTGCTGTAAGGAGGCGGTGTATCTTTAAGTAACTTTTCTACGTAAGATACTCTTTCTTCTGACGTAGCAAGAGAGTAATCTAATTCCATAGACCTCCTTTCAAATAATTTACTTTTTCTATGTTAATTATAACATTTCATCACAGTATTTGTCAAGGAAAAATCTTAGCTGGAATAAAAATTTTTTATTAGTTAAAATACTATTAATTGACAGAATGAATATAATATAATAATATTAAGAGAAAGGAGGAATTTATGGGACGAAAATATTTATCTAAAGGATTTAGAAACGCTTTAGGTGGAAAAAAGAGTGCATCAAAGAAAAAGTTGATTAGTGAGCTTAGTGGAGTAAGTCTTAGTGCATCAAAATTAAATAAAGAGAGTAGCAGGCAACGGAAAATTAAAGATACATTAGATTGGTAAGCCGAAATTAAACTGAAAACTGCTCTGGAGATTTTTTTGGACGTGGGCAAGTTCACCTAGGTGAACTCTCTTGAAAGAAACCCAAGACCTAGCCCCGTCAGCTGAATGTAACCGAACAGGCAGAAAAAAGGGGTTCCCTGCGAGGGGCTACAGATATGCGCGACCTGCTACCCCACCCGCCGGACAGCTATGCGGCGCGCTATGCACAAACGTCCGCATTTTATGCACGTTTGTTTCACGTGAAACACTCGCGCGGATTATGAGTAAATGTGTGCAAAATATGAAGATGGATAGCCGGCCAACTTAATCGTTGACAGTCTGCAAGTGTTCCTGTATAGTCTTAAGTGTCAGGAGGGAACACCCAAAGAAGGGACAAAATCATGAAGGTCATCATCAACGACTGCTATGGCGGCTACAGCATCAAGAGGGACATTGTCCTCGAGCTCGGGTATGGCAAGTATGACACCCACAGCGACAAGCTGCGCACTGATGAG